GGGACCACGGCGCGATCAAGGACTTCAAGACGGTTGACGATCTGGCTCAATCGCATATCCACGCTCAGAAAATGCTTGGATCTTCAGTGCAAGTCCCCGGTGAACTCGCCACTCAGGACGATTGGAACAAATTCTACACCAAAACAGGCCGTCCACAGGACGCAAATGCTTACGACTTCACTGTCGTCAAGGCTCCAGAGGGCTTCACTGTAGCTGATGAGCTTGTTTCCGGGTTCAGATCAGCCGCTCATAACAGCGGTCTTAACCAGCAACAGGCTTCCAATCTGATGGATTGGTACGTCAAGGTGTCTCAGGGCCAGCTTCAGGCCGCACAACAGCAGACTGCGACGGCAAAGCAGGCCGCTACGCTGGCATTGCGTGAGGATTGGGGCGGTGACTACGACAGAAATGCACAGGCGGTAAACACCGCCCTGAATAGGTTCTTCCCCGAACATCTACAGCAACAGATCATGGAGGTTGCATTGACCAACGCTGATTTTGCCAAGGCCCTGTCGGATATCGGCTCCCGTATGGGCGAAGATACCACGGCTGGTATTAAATCCGCATCGACCAGCAAGGACCGGCGCTCTGAAATCGAGGCTGAACTGAAGACGCTGCGGCATGATCCCGATAGCGCCTATCTGAACGCGAGGCATCCCAATCACAATGATGAGATAACCCGCGTTGCCGCCATGCTGGACGAGCTTAACGAGTTGCCGGAATGAGTTGCGACAACTGCGATGATGCCTACCTGAACCTGCGTATTCAGGCTCTGCGGCTTGCCGTGGAGGCGTCATCGATCAGCCATAAAGTTGATTTCGAGGCGCTGGCAGACAGATATTTTGTGTGGCTTTCCAAGCCTTCCGCTAAAGCACATAAAAAAACTGTAAAAAAACAGTTGACCTGACTCTACGATAGTGGCAAAAATACAACATCGGGTAACCTATTGGTCCGATAAACGGCGGTAACCCGCTCGTCGGCGCACGTAAGCGCAAGTCTGAGGTCCAGCATGAGTTGGGCAACCTTTGGCAAGAACCCCTTAATTCTTGTTGGAGGATGCTATGTCCACTCAAGTTGGAATTGCTCATGTACAGCAGTTCAAAAACAATGTGATCATGCTCTCACAGCAGCGGGACTCCCGCCTGCGTGGGGCTGTTCGCACCGACCCAGATTTCCTCAAAGGGAAGTCCGGGTTTTACGAGCGCATCGGCGCTACCGCCGTTGTGAAACGCACCAGCAGGCATGCCGATACTCCGTTAGTCTCGACTCCCCATTCCAGGCGTCGGGTAACGATGGACGATTACGAATGGGCTGACCTGATTGACCGGCAGGATGTCATCCGCATGATGATCGACCCGGAATCGCGCTATGCAAAGAATGCTAGCTCGGCAATGGGCCGTCAGATTGATGATGTCATCATTACTGCCATGGGCGGATCTTCGTATGCCATTGATGAGGATGACGCGGCCAGCGCCGTGACTTTCCCATCCGGGCAGAAGGTTGCTCATGCTTCCGGCGGATTGACCGTGGCTAAAATTCTCGCAGCCAAGGAAGTCCTCTGGGCTAATGAGGTCGATGATAATGAGCAGATGTTCATTGTCTGTGCCGGTAAGCAGATCAGTGATTTGCTGAACACGACTGAAGTCAAAAGTTCCGATTACAACACCGTCAAGGCCTTGGCCCAAGGTGAAATATCAGACTTCGCTGGCTTCACGTTCATTCGTTCGGAACGTCTCTCGAATGATGCGACTCCAAGTCGCCTCGCTTATGCGTTCCTGCCGTCTGCCATCGGTCTAGCTATTGGCGATGATGTCACCACCCGCGTTTCCGAGCGTGATGACAAAAGTTATGCGACTCAGGTCTATCTTTCGATGTCTCTAGGCGCGACGCGTGTAGAGGAAGAGAAGATCGTCCAAATCGCATGCAACGAGTAGAAGGAGAATAGATCATGGCTACTGTCTACTCAGTACAAAAGACGGCGTGGGATCAAACCATCCCGTCTAAAAAGACCAAGCCAAATGAGTTGGCTGGTCGCATGCGAGTTGCTTACGCCACTTATGAGGCCTCCTCCCTGGCCTCCGGTGACGTAATTGAGTTGTTTAACTTGCCGAATGGGGCGCGGATTATGGGTGGGCGTCTGTTTAACGATGCCCTCGCGTCATCCACCACTCTTTCGGTTGGTTATGCCGCTCATACCAACTCTTCCGGTACTGCCGTTTCGGCTGCTGCCGCTGCATATCTGGCAGCGACCAGCACCGCTAGCGCTGGTGCCAACGATATTGCCGCCACCCTTGCTTTGGGTGCTACCTCGGAATTGGACGCCAATGAGAACGGCGTTCCGATTACCGCGACTATGGGCGGCGCAGCAGGCACTGGTACAATCACGTTGCGTATTGACTACGTGGTTGACTAATTCTCAGTGCAGTCGGAGAGCGGGGGCAGGTTGCAGTCCTGCCCCCGCAACTCGCCGTTAAAGGAGCGTCTTGATGGCCGATTCAGAAGTTGAAATCTGTAATCTTGCTTTGACCTATCTGGGCGACAGCCCGATAACTGCCCTCACAGACAACACCGATAGAGCGCGGGCCTGCAATGCCAACTATGCAAATTGCCGGGACCAGGTGCTTCGTATGCACCCATGGAATTCGTCTCTTTCGCGGGCGGCTTTGGCCGCATTAACGGACAGCCCTGCGTGGCAATGGTCCTATCAATTCACCCTGCCTACGGACCCTTACTGTTTACGTGTTCTTGAAGTCGAAGATCTTGACGATAGGGAGTGGGCCGTCGAGGGCCGCGTCCTGATGGCTGACCAGAGTACCGTAAATATCAAGTACATCAGCCGCATAACAAGCGTCAGCGACATGGACCCGCTGCTTGAGGATGCCGTAGCGGTCAAGCTGGCGCACATCATGGCTTTTCGCATTACAGGCTCCGTTCAGAGGCAGACCGAATTAATGCAAACCTTCCGCCTTGTCTTACGAGAAGCGCGGCAGATGGATGGTCAGGAGGGTACGCCACCGGATATCTATTCCGATCACTTCGCTGCGGTCAGATTTGGCTCTGACTTCTCTTCCGATTGGAGAAAGTGGACGAGTTAACATGGCACGGGTAAATGCCATACAGACGAATTTTACCGGTGGTCAGATCAGTCCCCGGCTCTTTGGCCGTGTTGACATTGACAGTTACCGCAATTCCGTAAAGACATTGACTAACATGGTGGTCTACCCGCAGGGCGGTGCTGGGCGTCGGTTCGGCACTATGTATGTTGGGGAAGGCAAGGACTCAGCCGCTACTACTGATAGGAAGTTCCGGCTTGTCCCGTTCGAGTATTCAGACACTAACGCATACTGCCTTGAATTCGGACACAACTACATCAGATTTTATGCTCAATCTGCACAGGTCGTTTCTGGCGGGTCGGCTGTAGAGGTCACCACCACATATGCACATACGGAACTTGATGATCTGCAATTCGCCCAATCTGCGGACGTGTTGTATATCGTACATAGATCGCATCCGCCGCGCCAACTTGTTCGCAATTCGGCAACTTCTTTTACTCTTTCAGATGTCGTGTTTGTTGACGGTCCTTATCTTGACGATAATACAACGTCTACTACCATAGCCGCGTCTGCGACTACCGGCAGCATTACGCTCACGGCGTCTGCATCTCTGTTCACCTCCGACATGGTTGGTGCATTCTTCCGCATTACCAACGGAACCGCGGGGTATGTAGAGCTTACTGCCGTCGCCAGCGGTACGTCAGCCACCGCTACCGTTAAAACTACGTTGGGCGGCACGTCAGCCGTTACCACTTGGCGGGAGGGCGCATTCTCTGACGAGCGCGGCTATCCCGGTTGCGTGACGTTCTTTGAGCAACGGCTGTGTCTTGCGGGTTCTACCCACAGGCCCCAGACCGTGTGGGCGTCCAAGGTGGACGATTATGAGAACTTTACACCCGGAGCCAATGACGATGACCCGATACCGTTCACCATAGCGGCCAACAAGGTCAATGTGATCCAATGGCTTAGTCAGGCCCGTAATTCTCTGTTTATAGGCACTGTGGGCGCTGAGTGGCAGGTTAAGGGCACAAACAACGCGGCTATTACCCCCAGCAACATCATCGTGCGCCAGCAGACCTCCGAGGGATCTGCGCGTGTGCAGCCCGTGCCCATCAAGAATGCGCTTCTGTTTGTCCAGCGCAGCGGCGAGAAACTGCACGAAGTCACCTTTGATTTCCTGACCGATAGTTTCCAGGCTCCAGATCTCACCCTGCTATCCGAGGATATAACCTCTGGCGGCATTACCCACATCGATGCCCAGCGTACTCCCGACCCGATCATCTGGGCTGTCCTGTCTGGCGGTACTATTGCCGCCATGACCTACCAGCCAGATCAGAAGATCCAGGCATGGCATGCACACACCATTGGCGGCACGGGGACTGTGGTGGAGAGCGTTGCTGTGATCCCGAAGGATATCACGGCTGGCGTTTATACCGATCAGGTGTGGCTGGGCGTAAAGCGCACGATCAACAGCGCCACAAAGCGGTATGTTGAATATATCGACTCCACCCTGAACACTGATTGCGCCCTGACCTATTCAGGCAGTTCTACGAGTAGCATTTCCGGCCTGTCGCATCTTGAAGGCGAGACTGTCGCCGTTAAGGTTAACGACGCGCCGCAGCCCGACAAGACCGTATCTAGTGGCGCTATAGCCATCTCGCCCGCTGGCACGGCTGCTGAAGTCGGCCTGCCCTATACGCATACCCTGACGACGCTGCCGCCAGAGTTCGGCGCACAGGCGGGGGCATCCCTGTCGAGGCTGCGCCGTATACATGAGGTCGTGCTGTACCTCAGAGCCTCCAGCGGAGGTCTTATTAATAACGACGACATTATCTACAGATCGTCAGCTGATGACATGGGAGCGGCGTTGCCGCTGTTCACCGGCACTTTCCGTTATACGCCAGATGACAGCTGGGACCGTGATGGGGATATCACCATATCCGGTTCGCAGCCCCTGCCCTTCAACCTTACTGCCCTGATCATGGGCACCAGCGTTAACGAGGGGTGATATTGTGGTTGATTTCGCTGCCATTATAGCTGGAACCGCGCTTGCTGCCAGCACCTTCTCTTCCTTCAGGGCCGCTAGCGCCCAGGAAGAAGCCATAGAGACGAAGGCCGCTGGTGATTTTGAACAGATAGAATTAATAAAAAAAGCAGCCGAGATAGAGGCTGTTGCGGATGTTGAATCGGCTACCGCATTAAGGGAAAAGACTGATTTTGATTCCAAGACTATAGACAGGCGCGAAAACGAAATTCTTTCTGCCATAAAATTCAACGAAGAACAGCATGTCAAGAACACTGAATTATTGAGGCGTCAGGGTCAGATAGCCATCGCCCAAAAACATCGCGAGGTCGCCAAGGCCGTAGGCGCAACCAGGGCCCGTGCGGCGGGTGCCGGTGTCTATGCCAGCGGTGGAGCGTCAGCTGAAGTCGCAAAGGATACTGCCATTACTGGCGATCTTGAGAGGGCCAGGATAAACCTGCAAATCGCCCAGGCTCAACAGCAGCTAGACGATCAGATAGGACAGTCAAGAATCAACGCATTTGTCGCAGCGGAGAATATACGCGCTGATCGTGAGGTGCTGGCGTTTAATTTTAATGTTGCCGATAGGCAGCAGGATTTAGCAATACAAATCCACGATATAGAACGCGAAGCGAAAATCTCCTCGTTGGCCTCTGGCGCAAGAGCCGCGCAGGCCGGGGCACCCAGCCCAGGCTTGTCTGCATTCACAACCGCCCTCACTGGCTTGGCTAGGCTAAATAGAGATTAAAAGAGGCGTGTAGTCATGCAATTCTCAAAAAATGCAGTATTCCGGGCTGGCAGGCAGAGTTCCCCGCTCCAAGCTCCCAGGGTTAGTCTAGGTGCATTTAGACCTCAACCTGTAGCCCATGCTGGCTACAAAGAAGATCAGATGACGGATCTTGCGAATGCTGGGCTTGCCTTCGCCGCTAGCGAGATTAACGCTGGCGTTCGGTCAAAGCGCATTAAAACCAGTAGCGATGTAGAACTTGCATGGGAAACCGCCTACCAAAAAGCAAAGGGTGAACAAGAAAGCCCAGAAAACTGGACAGTCGCCGCCGACGCTGCCGCAAACAAGGTAATAGAAAGCAGCGTTGAAGACGGTAACGTGCTTACCAACCTTCTCTATAAGAACGATACCATCAAGGCGGAACTGAAGTCTTCTCTGGTTAAACTCAAAGCCTCAAAGGCCGCTGATGTGCAGAAAGGGCGCATGGAATTAAGGCTGCGTCATTATGCTGACGCCACGATCAAAAGCGCAGAGAAAATGAAAACCATACTTGGCTCCGTTACCTTGCGGCGCGATGGTGAAGAATCTTATGTAGGGGGAGCCTTAATTAAGGAGGCCCGCGCATCAGCCCTCAAGGCCTATACAGACTTCAGCAAGACCATTGACAGCGATAAGTTGATACCCAGCAAACAGCGTCGAACCCTGAAGACCAATTTTGTTAGTTCTATCGGTAACACGCTTGTATCTCATATTATAAGAACGGACCCTGAAAACGCTATCCGGTACATGGAATATATTGACGGTATAGCCGACAATAATGCCTACAAGGGAGTGATAAATTCCGCTGGGGTCGCTGAACAGAAAAAGCGTCTCAAAACTGCGTATGAGTTTGTTGGTAATATATCGAAGCTAGTTCAAGGTGAAGAGGCGGCTGAAGATATGACCGCCGTCGGAACGAAGATAAACGATCTCAATTCTGCCTTGGAGGCGGGCGATACTCCGAAAGCCCTGACTTCCCTGAAATATATCAATGAGATCGTCCCCGAACTTCTGGAAAAAAAATACGTTGACCCGCGTGGTGATGAGCAGCTTTTGTATAAAGGCGAAGATGCCAACAGGCTCATTAAAATGCGCGATGAAGCTAACTTGGCTGTACTAGAGCCGTTATATACGGACATAGCTGCTGATTTACTTGTTCTTTCGAATAACGAAAACGCCGTCGATCAAAAAACCCTTACCGACGCGGTTGAGTATCTGAATAAGTTGCGTCAGGAAGACCCAGGTGGCTTTTTCGAAATTATCGAAAACCTGTCCTCACGACAGAAAGAAATTTTCGAAGCAAAGCTCCGGGAGTTCACCACTAAAGAGGAGATCGGTGCAAATGCAGCACAGTTTGCACAAAAGAAAACGGATCTTGTCGCACGCACAGAGACAGCTGTGCGTGACTTTACAACCGATTTACGAGGCCATCTTATAGATTGGAATAAGCTGTCTCCTGAGAATCATGCCAAAGCATTACAGCGCTTCTTCGATACCCACTGGAAGCCTCTTACGACAGCATTCGCCAACGGTGCCCGTAATATCATTTCTCCAGATGAAGCCCAAAACCATATTATGGGGTTTAAAAAAACCGTAATCAACGGCATCGGGAAAGGCGTTAAGGAAGAAGGCCGCACTGATTGGTACGAGCATATCAAGGAAAACAAAAGTGACTATCCTTTCTTGTTTGAGCTTTTCGTGCAGACCAGCCTTGGAGCCGATATAAGCAGTGACAGAGAAAAAAGTACCGCAGAGGCCGAGGCGCAAGCAGAAAGAGACCTTTTTGCTTCCGGGCAAACAAGGACAGATAAGATCGGGACTAAATTACGGACAGTAATGACCGATTGGAAAGATCTGCCTTCCGAAGAGTTCGCCGAAAAATTACGGGGCTTTATCAAGACCAACTGGGACAGCTTCACGAGTAAGTTCACTGCCGACTCTGCCGGTATTATTTCCCCGAAGGAAGTTGAAAGGGAAATTGTAAGGCTTAGACAGTCTATATCTAAGGCCACTGGCGATAGCCTTGTAGCAATGAACCGTGTAGATTTTTATAATCACGTTCACAACCGCGCACGGGATTACCCCGTTTTGTTTGAAATCCTGGCCAAGTCCGGCCTGGATAACAAATTAGGGCAGCAACGAAAGAACCAAGTATCGGCTCTTAGAAAGGGGCTCATAACAGCCATCAAGGGAGGTACGAATCTAGCACTTCGCGCAGTGAGTGGTGAAAATGTGCAGCTGCCATCCGATCTTTTAGACAATCTTGGGAACCAGCTCAGAGAGCTTTGCAAGATTGATGGTTGCAGCGAAGATACCATACGAGCTATCGGCGTGAATTTGGACTTCTTGGGCCGACACTACCAGCACAACGTCCGGGTTAACGACTCCATACAAAGCGCCTTACAAACGGGGACTGGTGGAGACGGTAAATTACTGACCATTATTGAAGGCCAAATAAAAAACCTGTCAGAGCTTTCCAAGACTTTTGAAAGCTCTGGTCCCGCCATCACCATGGTTGATAATGATGGTGAAATTACGGGTGTCATAAAACCGTTGCCGACAAATATCGCAGCCGCAATGCTTGGCGATGACGCTAGTGGTACTTTAGCAGGGAAATTTGCCGACGCTTTCAAAAAGAACCATGACGCTCTTGTGGTAGTCAGAGATGCTATTGATCCCGCCGCCTTCCTTGATCCCAAACCTCCGAATATAGTCGCTATAGGCAAAGCCATCGGCTTACACGTTCAGGATGAAAACAGTCAAACTCCGATTGACCGCTTTATGCATAATCCTAATAGCGATGAAAGCAAAGGGATTGTGAAAGCGATTGGCCGATATCCGACGCTTGCCCTGCCCTTTGCCGAGCAGTTGAGGCAGCGTTTTAATATGGCATACCCGACAGAATCTGCGGCCGCTGAAGCGCTCGTTAAATTGTCCGGTATTGTTTACGACGCTTGGTACAAAATGCTTACAAAAACGAATACGGAGGCGGGCCACAAACTGCCCGAAGCATTGCTTGATATTGTCGGCGCATACGAAAGTATTGCGAGGAGTTCCAAAGTTGGCAGTAAAGACTTTGACGGCCAGTTTGTCATTGCACAAAAATATCTGCACACGCCTAAAAATTTAAACGACAAGCCGGAGGTCGGTACTTGGATGGCTCCTGGGGTTGTCCCGCGAGAAGAACAGATGGAGGCCGTAAGAGCGGGTCTTGGTTTAACCAGGAGGCTTAATAATTGGCGTAATATACAAACTGTAGACGATAGCGCTAATGTGGAACTTCAATTCGTTTTGCGCCAGCTAGGGAAAATGCAAGCTGACGTAAGTCCAGTACACGACGACTATCTTAAAAAACTGGAGGAAACCGCCAGACAAATTAGCATCCAAGCACAAGAGGATGGCATCCTTGGCGATACTATCGTTGGGGTTGGGCTTGAGGGGAGATATTTAACGCAGCCATTCTTCACAGGGGAAATAGCCGAAACGAGCTGGATCACAGAGCATCCAATGGAAGCAACGCTCGTCTCTAAAATTGGGCTAAACGGCGCTGCTGCGTATGGTCATATAGCAGTTCCATCTATTAAACAGATCGCCACCACCTCCGCTTTACTCATCTCCGTTTTTGAGGCGGCTGCTAAACGTGGCGTGCCCCTAGCGCAAGTGCGGGCAAACGTCACCATGCCTGATATCAACGCCCTCTTTGACCGCGAAGATCATGGTGTTAAAAAGGATTTCCCTATAGTGCTGGGTGCGGGAACGCCGCTGGCCCCGGAGGTTAAGCGCCCCGACCTTTTAAGAGCGGGCCAGATAGCGGTAACGGGACCGGTTACCATAAATGTATCTGCCGCGCAGCAAAAACTCGTCCAGACTATTGAGGAGTTGGCGCAAAAATATTACGGCGCGGGTTTACAGGGAGAGAGCTTCTTCCTGCGTAAATATTCCCAAGAGGCCGTAAGGGCGGGCAGCTACGGTATACTTTCCAACAAGGAGCGGCCCGCATGGTCGAAAATTATGCTACCCGAAGGATGGCAAGCAGGTTCCAGTAGTATACTTTCTATGCCCCAGAGGGCCCAGGGAACGGTTGGCCCTGCTATGAAAATAACTGGTTCTGACGGTGTTCCAAGAACAGCTTATAATATTATCGTCGGGCTCAAGTCCGCCCGAAGCCTCGTTGAAGGACTGGACGAAACCTTTGGGATAACAGAATCCGCGCCGCAAACAACCGTCACCCTGAGACAGTACACACTGCCCGCCCTTGGTGATGACAGCGCCGCTGGCAGATTTCTTAATTGGTATAACGAGGATTTGAGGGCCGCTCGCGGTTCGTATAAAGCGCCAGAAAGGTCTGGTGAGATAAGTGATCCGGGTGGGGCCTGATATACGATGACTTACCCTGGACAAATAAGTTTCGAGCGCCCGCTTCACGTAGGCCTTCCTGCCGAAGATCAGAGCTTCGCCTTGACTTTGGACACCATGTTCAATCTCGAAAGCCCCATACGGAGCGCCATGATAAACAAGGCGTTCGGTTTATCGGACGGCTTTCTGGGGTTCGTGCCCAAGAAGCAAGAGCTAGACAGCCGTTTCGACCCCATGAAGAGAATGGAGCAGGACAACGACCTGCATCTGTTTAGCGCCCTGCACGAAGCCAAGAACGAAGAACATTACGGCCTGATAAAAAGAAAAGCCTTGTGGGAGAGGCAGCAAAAACAAACCATTGCCGATGCTGGCCTTACGCAAAGCCTTTTAGCCGGTGTCGCTGTTGGGTCCGCAGACCCGCTCAATCTTGCTGTTGGGCTGGTCTCTGGCGGTGCCACGACCACATTCGGCGCTGCGTATCGCGCTATTGGTAGTGCCCTAATCGCTACCGGAACAAATGAACTGCTTTTGCAGCATTCGCAAGCTGATCGCTCTATTGAGGAGTCTGCCGCCAATATCGTTGGTGACATGATTTTCAGCACGGTGCTCGGCATGGGTGCTTATGGTCTTAGTAGGTCGCTTGGTTACAACCCGAAAAAACTAGAAGAAGCGCTTTTGCGGGAGTATGAAAACAGTGAGCTGCCGTTCCCCGGCGGCGCTCCCTCTGCACAACTCGGCATAAGGCCACAAACCAAGTGGGGTGATAAAGCGCCCGTAATTTGGGAAACGTCCGAAAAGCCGGGAGTGGCCGCATATTACAACCCCGAAACTCACACCATCCACATAGATCCCCGAATGGTCGAAGACCAATTCGGTGAACGCGCATGGACTAAACCAAGGCTGCTACAGGAACGTGACGCTGATGGAAACCTTACAGGCGAGACCGGCAGAGCAGAACCGCTACGCGATGATGATTTCATCAGGGATGGCGAACTCAGTCTCGACGCCTGGAAAGATTTCGTAGTCCAGCATGAATACCTCCACACTGTTCATAAGCGTGTGCCGGGAGAAACGCTGGCGCGTTACGAGACAAGAATAAATGATTATGCTTTAGCGCTATTAAAGGCCGGGTCTTCTGAAGGCGTCCACCATACACCGATATCTCCGGGCGTACATGCGCGGCATTCCGAGACAATCCATAATAAATTTGACGAGGTTGACGAAAACGGCGTCAGGCAAACTACAATTCTTGACCAGATGATAGAAGAGGGCGCTTTCGGGCATGCCAGAGACGACCGTCATTCTGCCTATATTCCTGATGAGGACATAGCTGGCCCCGCTAGAATTGACACAGAGGACGATATTCTTGCCAATGTGGACCCGGAAACCGGGATTTCAGAAGAGCAATATCTAGGCGCATTATCATGGACCACGAAATTGGTCAGGGCTATGGGGCTTGAAAAGATACGGACGAACCCGATGCTCTTCACAATGAATTCTTTCAACCCCGCAACTCGCCTATACGCGAGGTATCTAGTCCCAACGCCTATGAATGAAGGCAATCTCCGGGGCCACACAACGCCCGGAGACGTTGCGACGGCAACAAACGCACGGCATGTTGAGGTGGCTGAGGCCATGGCGCGTAATGAAAAAACATTCATTGATTATAGGCTAGGCGAAGAAACGGCTGACATACCCTCTACCCTTGGGGTTTTCAAGGAATCCTTTGCCGCTCAAAAAGAACGCTTTCTAGGAGAGAGTGGTGGAGACAAAACGCGATACATCAAGGAATTCCGCGAACGTGTTTCCAGGGCATTGCGATCTGGCGATGCAGACGAAAATCCAATAATCCAGAAGCAGGTCAAATACTTGCGGACGATGATTGACGACCTTACGAAAGAGGCTGACGGCCTCGGCTTGTTCGGTGCTGGCGTCAAGCCTGGAGATCCGCTATCTCTTGCCGGTAGCCAGAGCTTCCTGCCCCGTCTTTGGCTACAAGACGTTTTGTTGAAATCTGAGAATTTTGACGAGGCCGTTACCGTTATTGTCAACTGGCAAAAAGCCAATGCTGGCGCGGAACACGCGCCTGATTATATAGCCAATCTAGTTAACGACCCGGTAAGCCACGCGGCCTTTATAAAAAAGCAACTGCTAACAGCTGGCCGTAAATTACACAGTGTCGAGGACTTCGATATTGAGGCCACTGATGTTTCCGGCACATTCAAGGGCCGGGGCATTTGGATAGACGACACTGTACTCGCTGGAAATAATGAAGCGTTCGGCGGCAGAGGGACATCATTTCTTCAAAACGATATCAATGAGATATTGAGGAATTGGGTGTCCCACATGCACACTGACATAGAGTTAACCCGGAAGTTCGGCAGTGTGGATATGGCTAAACAATTCGCCACTATCCGAAGCATGGCCGTAAAAAACGCCGCTGAAAATGGCGAGGAAGTACTCGATAAGGCAATAAAGAGTCTCGACAAGAAAGCGCCGGATGAGATTGTCAAGACTACCAAAAGCGCGGAAAAGGACATTGAGAAATTATCCGCCATGCGGGATATCATGCGCGGTGTTTACGCTCTTAGCGGCGACCCACTAGCTGTATCTTCTCGCTTCGCACGACTCTTAACCGATATGACCCATCTTTCGCTTATGGGCAATGTAACCATTTCGTCTATTCCCGATGCTGGCCGAATTTTAATGGTGAACCGCTTGGACGCATTGCGGACTTTGCGTCTTGCGTTTACTGATTTCCAAAGATTACGCTCAGAGATGCGCTCCATGGCCCGCGAGATCGGCGTCGGTCTTGACATGGCTCTTGGTACGACGGTGCAGGCCCTGGTACACCAGGGTAATATACCTCGTTATACAAGCGGTGAACGCCTTGTCGGGCGTTTGACCGACATCAATTTTATCGTAAATTTGCTCAACCCGTGGAATGCGGTAATTAAGCAGACCGCTGGTATAGCGACAACATCCCGTATCATAAAAGATCTTAAAAAATACAAGGCTGGCACACTTAGTATAAAGCATGCCGCCAAGCTCAGTGCCGCCGGTATTAACGAGGAATTCATGGAGCGTCTGCTGAAGCTCCACGAAAAATATGGCGACACTGTTGACGGTGTTGAGATACCGAACGCTTCTCTTTGGGATCTTGATGACGCAAGTCTGGGTTTTGACGTTGGTGAATTCTTACTGAAATTTCGCCAAGTTCTATCCCGCGAGGTTGACTTACAGATTGTCACCCCTGGAGCGGGTGATATACCGCTTGCTTTACGTAAATCGCCATTTAACGATGCTGTGCAAGAAAGCCTTCTTGGCAAGGTCGTGACAGAAGAAGATCTCGCGAATCCGGGCGATAAAATATACAATGAAAAATTACTGCCTGGAGAGCGTGAACACGCGCACTCAAGAGTAAGACGTGAAGCGGCTGCTTTATACCCCCATCTCGGTAGGATGTTTGGTATTTACAAATCCTTTATTGCAGGCTCCTGGGGCCGCGTCTTAATCCCCTCCCTGCAAAACAAGGATTCCACTGAACTGATGGGCTTGGCGACCATGATTCTGATGGGCGGATTGGCTAAATCTTTCAAAGACTTGAGCTATGATCGCCCAGGCCCGGAAAGCCTCAAAGGTTTTCTGGTTGAGGGCTTCGACCAAGCGGGTGTTGGTTCTTGGTTCATGTTCGCAAATTCCACTGGCGAGGCTTTAATTGATACTGGTATCCGCCCGTTGCTCGGAATGCCCAGGTTCGAGCCTAGCTTACGATGGCAAACTTCTTCCGTACTTGGGGCTTCTGTAGGTCAATTAATCCGCGCCGGTACAGCCGCGGCAGACGTTGGCTCTTTCGCAATGGGGGGCGATTTTAGCTCGTCTTCCGCAACAAATGCGTATAGAATGCTCCCTGGTCAAAGTCTCTTTTATCTCCGACTGCACAACCTGTTTAAGTTCCGAAATACTGCCGATGAAGTATTCGGGGCTGACGCTGCAGTCGGAGGCACTGGATGACTATATCATCTGCTACGAATAAAGTTTCATACAGCGGGAATGGCTCGACAACTGTCTTTGCCTACGGCTTCCCTATTACCGCTGAGGCGGATCTTGACGTTTATATTAGAGCCGCTACCGGCACGGAAACTCTTCAAACCCTGACCACTCATTACACTGTCAGCGGTGCTGGAGGCGCTTCTGGCGGCAATGTCACGTTCGATACTGCCCCGGTAAGCGGTACAACGGTTGTCATCCTGAGAGACATAGCGGCCACACAGAGCCTTGATCTGGTCGAGAACGACAGTTTCAGCGCCGAGAGCCTGGAAAACTCATTAGACCGCCTGACCATGATTACCTCCGATATTGAGGAGGAGCTGGCTCGTTCCATCAAGTTGTCTCGCACCAACACGATGACATCGACGGAATTCACTACCAGTTCGTCAGATCGTGCCAGCAAGGTGTTGTCATTCGATAGTTCTGGTGAGCTAGCTGTTAGCCAGGAGCTTGGTGAGTTCCAGGATGATTGGGCTACTTCAACCGCGTATGTTCTGCGCGATATCGTCAAAGACACCAGCAATAACAACATCTACATCTGCACAACCGCTCATACCTCTAGCGGCAGTCAGCCGCTCAGCGGTAATACTGATAGCGCAAAGTGGGGGTTGATGGTCGATGCTGCAGCTGCAACCACATCGGCAAGCTCAGCCTCAACCAGCGCCACCGCTGCTGCTACATCAGCCTCCTCTGCCGCGACATCCGCCACCGCTGCAGCTGGTTCCGCCACATCTTCAGCCGCTGATGCCGTTAGTACCGCTGCTGATGCGGTTTCTACAGCGGCAGACGCCGCTGCTACGGCTGCCGATCTTATCTTAACCTCTGCAGATCAAGTGAGCGCAGATGCTGACGCTACCGCGACAGCTGCCGATGCAGTCTCCACGGCTGCCGATGCAGTCTCCACGGCTGCCGATGTTGTCACCTCGACAACCAAAGCCAGCGCAGCCTCAACCAGCGCTACCGCTGCCGCGTCATCGGCCTCGGCGGCTGCGACATCGGCCACCGCTGCGGCGGGAAGCGCAACATCGTCAGCCGCTGATGCAGTTAGCACGGCGGCAGACGCCGCTGCTACGGCTGCTGATCTTGTCCTGACTTCTGCAGATCAAGTGAGCGCGGATGCTGACGCCACTGCGACAGCCGCAGATGCAGTCTCCACGGCTGCCGATGCAGTCTCAACAGCTGCAGATGTTGTCACCTCGACGACCAAAGCTGCTGCCGCGTCGACATCAGCCCAGTTGGCTGACGACTGGGCCGTGAAGACTTCCGGCGTTGTTGCCGACAGTGAGTATTCGTCGAAAGCCTACGCGGTCGGAGGCACGGGGGTCACAAGTTCGTCGGGTAAAGGAGCGGCCAAAGAATGGGCCACGACCACCGGCGCTACCGTCGATACCTCAGAGTACTCGGCAAAGGAATACGCGCTTGGCACCACAGTCGCAGCAGGCTCAGCTAAAGACTGGGCGATCCAGGCGGAAGACAGCGCAGTCACCGGCAGCAGCTATTCGGCCCTGCATCACGCTGCGAAGGGCGCTGCATCAGCCACAGCCGCCGCGTCATCTGCAACCGCTGCAGATGCTGACGCTACCGCGACAGCCGCCGATGCAGTGTCAACCGCTGCAGACGCGGTCTCCACGGCTGCTGATGCCTCCACCTCGACGACCAAGGCTGCTGCCGCGTCGACATCTGCGACTGCCGCAGCAACATCGGCCACCGCTGCGGCGGGAAGCGCCACATCCTCGGCTGCTGATGCCGTTAGTACTGCGGCTGATGCAGTTAGTACTGCCGCAGATGCAGTCTCCACGGCTGCTGATCTTGTCCTGACCGACGCAGATCAGGTTAGTGCTGCCGCCAGTGCCTCGACGGCCACCACCCAGGCATCAAACGCCTCGACCTCGGCCTCGACGGCCAGCACACAAGCCAGCAACGCCTCGACTTCAGCCACAGCGGCAGCTTCATCAGCGACATCCGCTGCCGCATCAGCCGCAAGTTCGTCGGCTGCTGGGTTAACGTATACCTACAGCACGACCACAGCTGATGCTGATCCTGGGAATGGCGTCATTCGATTTAACAACGGGACTCTGTCCAGCGCGACTGCTGCGTATATGGACGACAATGACGCGAACTCGGTAGACGTATCGACGCATCTGCTGACTTGGGACGACAGTTCCATGACCAGCAATCGCGGCACGGTCAAGATGGTCAAGTCTGGGACGCCGTCTACTTATGCCCTGTACACGATCACGGGCGCTAGCACGGATGCCTCTGGCTACGTCAAGCTGGCGCTGACGCATGTCGCATCCAATGGCACGTTCTCCGACAGCGATACCGTCATCATCCATAACACCAGGACGGGTGATGCCGGATCAATATCTGCTGGTTCAGTTGATACAACCGCTCTAGGCGATGATGCAGTAACAGGCGCAAAAATAGCTGATGATGCGATAAACAGTGAACATTATACCAATGCTTCAATTGATACTGCTCATCTAGCAAATGATGCAATCACAGGCGATAAGATTGCGGATAATGCTATTGACAGCGAACATTATACCAATGCTTCAATTGACACCGCACACTACGCTGCCGGGTCAGTTGATACAACTGCCCTAGGTGCAGATGCGGTCACTGCCGATAAGATTGCCGATAATGCTATTAACAGCGAACATTATACGGACGGGTCAATAGATAATGCGCACATCGCTGATGACGCTATTGACAGTGAACACTACGCAGATGGGTCAATAGACACAGCGCATATAGCTGATGATGCCATAACTTTGGCAAAGATGGCCTCTGGGACTGACGGAAACATCATCAGCTATGACGCTTCTGGCAATCCAGTTGCGATTGCAACCGGAACTGATGGACAGGTATTGACTAGCACAGGTGCTGGTAGTCCTCCCGCATTTGAAGATGCTGCTGCTGGTGGTGCTTCAGACATTGATGGATTAAGTGATGCATTAGTAGAAGATAATTCTATTTATCTTGGCAATGATCCTTCAGGTACGACCAGCACAGCTGAGTACAACATAGCACTAGGTACTACCGCTTTAGATGCAATCACTACGGGGGATAAAAATGTTGCTATTGGTTATAATGCGCTGTCCGCAAACACCGAAGGTTCCGAGAATGTAGCGATTGGGTATAAAGCGCTCGAAGACAACACCACTGGTATTAAGAACTTTGGGCTTGGCGGCGAAGCGCTTGCTGACAACACCACTGGTAATCTAAATACAGCGATCGGCCTGTCGGCAATGCAGCAGAACGACAGTGGTAGTGATAACGTAGCGATTGGGTTTCAAGCGCTCAGTACCAACGACAGTGGTGACTCTAACGTAGCGGTTGGGCGTAAGGCGCTGACCACAAACACCACTGGTGAGAAAAACGTATCGATTGGCCAACAAGCGCTGGAGTTCAACACTACTGCTTCAAACAACACGGCGATTGGGTATCTATCGCTTGATGCCAACACCACTGGTGCTAAGAATATAGGTCTGGGCTATGGAGCAGGTGATGCTATCACCACAGGCAGTAACAACACTATTATTGGTGACTATGCAGGATCAACTGAACTCGCTAGTACAGTAGTAATTGCCGCCGGTACTACAGAACGTATAAAGGTTGATGGCAACGGTCTTTATGTTAATGGTGCTCTTGTTGTTAGTGGTTCTTGGAACCTAATTGATTCAGTGACAGCCGATGATTCCGCCAGTTTAACTGTTACCGGGATGGATGATACATATGACCAGTACTGTATTATTTTCAGCGATTTTGACTT